CGCGCGTACAATCGCCTCCAAAATTAGACATTTAGGTACATATGGCTAAATCAAAACAAACGCTCGAACAGATCGCGACAGCTGATCTAATCCCCTACGCTCGCAACGCACGAACGCACAGCGAGACTCAGGTAGCACAGATCGCTGGCAGTATTCAGGAATTCGGCTTCTGCAATCCGGTGCTGATCGACGCGGACAACGGCATCATTGCGGGCCACGGTCGAGTGCTGGCGGCTCAACGGCTAAAGTTAGAAGCGGTCCCGTGCCTTCGCCTGTCGCATCTGACGGACGCACAGAAACGAGCTTACGTCTTGGCGGACAATCGTATTGCTCTGTCGTCTGGCTGGGATGAAGAAATGCTCGCAAACGAACTCAGCGACCTACACGCCGATGAGTTTGATATGTCGTTGTTGGGGTTCGATGTTGATGAGTTGGCGAAGTTGCTCGCATTCGAAGGGCAACCAAATGAACCAGACGCCCCGGAAGACTTCAAGGAAGTCGACGAGAACATTCAGACAGATCACGAATGCCCGAAGTGCGGGTATAAGTTCTCAGGTGGGGGCGGTGGCGAATGAGTATTAAACCGCCATACATCGTCCCCAGCATGGAACAAATCCGCTCCATGCCGTGGAATGGGTTCAACGCAATCAGCACGTTCTCAGGCTGCGGAGGATCGTCTACAGGCTATCGGATGGCAGGGTTCAAGGTTCTGTGGGCGTCCGAGTTCATCGACGCGGCACGGGATTCATACGCAGCGAATAAAGCACCATACACGATCCTCGACGGTCGAGACATTCGCCAAGTGCAAGCGGAAGACATCCTGAAGGCAATCAATATGAAACCCGGCGAACTGGACTTGTTCGACGGTTCGCCTCCGTGTGCTTCGTTCTCGACAGCCGGGAAGCGTGAGGCAGGTTGGGGTAAGGTTAAGAAGTACAGCGACAAGTCACAGCGGACAGATGACCTGTTTTTTGAGTTCAGCCGATTGGTTCGCGGCGTTCAGCCGAAAGTGTTCGTGGCTGAGAACGTCAGCGGGCTAGTAAAAGGAACGGCGAAAGGATACTTTCTTGAGATCCTTGCAGACCTGAAGGCGGCAGGCTATCGAGTGAAGTGCAAAGTTCTCGACGCTCAATGGCTCGGCGTTCCACAGCAACGACAGCGGACAATCTTCGTCGGCGTGCGGGAGGATCTTGGAATTGAGCCGGTTCACCCGAAACCGTTGGCATATCGGTACAGCGTGCGGGATGCGCTGCCGTGGATTATCGGACACGAGCAGCGAAACAGAGCCACAGGCGAAATAATGCGAAGGGATTTAACAAAGGAGCCGTCGCACGCGATCCGTGCTACTAAAGGCGGCTGCGGCGATTCAATGGCAGATCCGTATATGATCGAAGCACAGAAGCCAATCACCCACTTCGATATGGGAAAGGGTTTCGGCGAAGTTGTCAAGGTTCCTGCCGACAGCGGGCCATATCAAACGGTCGGCACAGGACCGTCGAGCGGAAACGGACTCGCGACATCAGTCTACAGCGGAACCGAAAAACGCAAATTCACCATCGCTGAACTCAAGCGGATCTGTGCGTTCCCTGATGACTTCATTCTCAAAGGCACCTACGCGCAGCAATGGGAGCGACTCGGGCGCGCAGTGCCTCCCGTGATGATGAAGGCAGTTGCTGAAGTTATCCGTGATCAGATCCTTGCGAGGATTAAATAATGTGCGGGCTGGCAGGAATGATCGGCGGGACAGAGGACATCGTGCAGCAGATGCTGGCGAGAATTCGACATCGCGGGCCAGACGGCGAAGGAATCAAGTCGGCAGGCGATTGCATTCACGGTCATGTGAGGCTGTCGCTGGTCGATCTATCTTCAGCATCCAGCCAGCCGTTCGAGCATCGCGGCGATATCGTTTCCTTCAATGGCGAAATCTGGAACTGGCGGCAACTTCGGGCTGAAATGGAATCGACCGGCGAGACGTTCAAAACGAATGGGGACACGGAAGTGCTGGCGGCAATGCTTCACCGCGACGGGCTGGCAGTACTTACGAAACTGGATGGGATGTTCGCCTTCGCGTGGTCATCGGCTGCTGGTGAGCACTGGCTGGTTCGTGATTCATTCGGCAAAGTTCCGCTGTATGTGGCGAAGACACGGACAGGCTTTGCATGGTCATCCGAACGAAAGGCATTTATCGCAGGTTCAAGGCCGAACAGTATCCCTCCCGGCTCGGCATTTAATCTCAGAACGGGGGCCGTGCGAATGTGGTACAAACTACCATCGCCGGAATCGGTCGGGCCACAGGATGTACTGAGGCTACTCAGGGAAGGCGTGGCGAAGCGGCTGGAAGCTGACGCCCCGGTGTGCTGCCTAATATCCGGAGGACTCGACAGCGCTTTGGTGCTGGCACTTGCGCGGGAGCGGACGAAAGACGTTCAGGCATTCACGGCTGTTTTCAATCCGAATTCAGACGACGCACGGTCGGCACGCAGGTTGTGTTCAGAGTTCCGGATTCCGCTGACAGAGGTTGCCATCGACCTGACAGACCAATCGATTCAGGATGCGATGCAATCGATTGAGATCGCATCAAAGGCACAGATCGAAATCGCTGTCCTGTGTGTTCCGCTGGCAAAGAGGATCCGCGCGGACGGGTTCAAGGCTTGCCTGTCCGGGGAAGCTGCCGATGAACTGTTCGGCGGGTATGGAAACTTCTGCATTCAGGCCAGCAAGGCGACAGATCCGGAAGTTATCACACTGAGAAAAAAACAGCTCGCCAAGATGAGTCGTGGGAACTTCGTCAGATGCAACAAGTCATTTATGGCCGGTGGTGTTGAGTGCCGTTTGCCATTCATGGAACAGGGGCTGGTGGAATTAGCGGTGCAACTAGGCAAGAAAGACTCGCCGCCAGGTAAAAAACTTCTCAAGGATGCCGTCAGAGGCATCGTTCCTGCATGGGTGGTAAAACGGACGAAAGACACATTTCAGGGCGGTAGCGGTGTCGCTGACGCGATTACGAAGCGGATTCACTCGCCGATCAGGTTCTACAATGCAGAACTAACGAAGCAGTTTGGCTACAGGCCGGAGGATTAAAGTGCAGATTCCGACAGACTGGACATTCAAAACGGCAGACGTGGCTGACGGATTCGATCAGCACGTTAGGGAACAGCTTCCGTGGTACGATCTTATGAGTGGGGCCGTCGCTCACATCGCACGGCATTACATCCCGGACGGCGGGACGGTGTACGATCTCGGATGTTCGACGGGCAACATCGGGAAGCTGCTAGCGGACACAGTGGCAGCGAGGAACGTGAACTTCATCCCAGTGGACAACGCGGAGTCAATGCGTTCACTGTACGAAGGGCCGGGAGAATTTACAGTCGCAGACGTTGCAACGATGAAGCTGGAAGACTTCGACGTGGCGATTGCGTTCCTGTGCCTGATGTTCGTACCGCATGCAACCCGCTCGATGCTGGTGGCTCGCCTCCGATCACAGTGCCGCAAAGGGGGGGTGGTGATCGTCGTTGACAAGATGCAATCTGCTGGCGGCTATCTTGGATCAGTTATGAACCGGCTGACGCTGGCGGGAAAAGCAGCCGCGGGGGTGCCTGCTGCGGAAATCATTGAGAAGGAACTCAGCCTTGCTGGCATTCAACGACCGCTGGAAACAGCAGAACTGCCGGATGCCATCAAAGTGTTCCAGTTCGGCGAATTCTCAGGATGGGTGATGGAACCATGTTAAGACTTCGCAGACTTCCGTCCCGGTTTCCGCGGTCCAGCCGTCAGATAGCGTTTAACATCCGCATGAGTGATCACCCAATCACGTCCAAACTTTTTGCCCAGTCGCCCGGTGCGGCACAGGACGCGAACGCGCGATGGGTCCACGTTCGCGGCGATAGAAAGGAAGTATGATGGCAAGAGGACGAAAAGCACTTGCACCCGAGGTGCATGAGGCAAAAGGGACATTTAACGTTCACCCGGAGCGTCGCAACAAACGAGCGCCAAAGTCAGACAAAACACGTCCCGAAATGCCAGACGATTTTGACGATCACGAGGCAAAAAAGTGGAACCAATTGTGTGATATATTGGAGAAAAACGCTGTAATGTCTACGGATTTGATAGAAATTCTGACGGCATATTGCACGGCGTACGGCGGATGGATGAAGGCACGCGAAGCAATTAAAAAAACGGGAATTGTATTGATTCAAAAGAGTGAATCAGGAACGGACGTGAAGCGGAATCCGTTTTGCGTTGAGTTGCATAAGTATCGGGATCAGATGAACAAACTTCTGCCGGAGCTTGGACTAACACCAGCCAGCCGCGGCAAGGTTTCAGCCTTAGATCTGGACGACAAAAAAGACGATCCGTTTGCCGCGATTATGGCGAGAATGGGGCGTGGATGAGCAGACGACCGACGACAAAACAAGTTGTTGAGCAGTACGTAGATGACGTGGTGAGTAATCGAATTACGGCTTGTGTGTCGGTTCGATCGGCTGTTGAACGGTACGTTGAGGACATCGATCGGCAGGGCGATGACGACTTCCCGTACTACTTGTCCGAAAATGTTGCGTCCGCCTGTTGTGATTTTTTCCCTGAGGTGTTGCGGCATTCGATCGGTAAGATGGCCGGCAAGCCGTTTGTTTTGGAACCGTGGCAGGTCTTCGGAATCTGGAACATCTTCGGCTGGAAACGCCTAAGCGATCACTCGCGGCGGTTTCGGCGGTTCTTCTGGACGATGGGCCGGAAGAATGGAAAATCGTGTATGGGCTCTGGGTTTGCGATCATCGGCGCGATGGCTGACCTAAATCCGATCACAAAGTCTCCTGAATCAGTAGCTGAAGTGCTGTTGTGTGCCACAAAAATCGAGCAGGTTCGGAAGGTAATGTACGCCGAAATCGAAAGGATGCGTCACCAGTCGGAACACGTGAAAGCGTTATCGACCGACATCAACAAGCAGATCAGCTTTGCTCACAACGGCGGAACAATTCGGTGCATCGGAAGCGATAAACCGTTTTCTGGTCTGAATCCTCATATGATTCTGATGGACGAAAAGCACGAATGGCGGGAACATCATAGGAAGTTTTATGACACAATGATGACAGGCTCCGGCAACCGGGTTCAGCCGCTAATCGGTGACTTCACGACGGCGGGCGATGACACCTCCCAGCTGTGGCAGGAAGACTACGACTACGCTACAGGCGTGGCTCGTGGAGACTTCACCGATGAGACTTACTTTAGCTATATTTTTGAGATTGACGAAGAAGACGATCCGCTGGACGAGTCGACGTGGATCAAAGCTAATCCGAATCTTGGAGTGTCTATCCCGCTCCACTATCTGCAGGAAGAAGCACAGCAGGCCAAGACGTCGCCGGTGGCTTTGAATCGGTTTACGCGGTTTCACTGCAATCGGAAAGTTTCATCATTTGAGCGGTTTATTCTGCCGGCCGATTGGGACAGCAACGCAGATGAATTGTCAGATTGGAGCTATGCGGATGCTGTGACGGCGGGTATCGACCTTGGCGGGCGTGACGACTTGGCATCGATTGGGATCATTGCCAGATTTGCAATTGACGAAGACGACGAAGGACGCACGATCTGGCGTTATGAGGGCTTTTCGAAGTCGTTTATCGTCGACGAAACACACAGAGACCTGCATAAGCAACCGTGGGCGAATTGGGTAGCGACGGAACAATTGATCGTCAGGCGTTACGTTGTTTCGTCACTGCGTGATGAGTTTCTAAGATTGGCGGACGAACTAGGCATTCGGGCGGTCGCGTATGACCCTTACAACGCGGCACAACTGGGTGATGAGTTGTCTCAAGCCGGTTTAGAAGTGCTTAAAATGCCTCAAAATCCTTACCATTTTAATGAACCAATGGAAGAATTTGCGGCTGCAATACGGGAAAAGCGGTTCCGACCTGATAAAAATGATGATATTCTGCGTTGGTGCTCGCTGAACATGATGACGACGACAAACGCTCAGGGAAAGATGATGCCGGACAAACGCAACAGCAACGAAAAGATAGACGCTGCTGTTGCTCTGCTGATGGCATTGCGTTTGTCCATGCTGGCACCGTCTCGACCTTCTGGCTCTCTGTTTATTTGCTGATTTGGGTGAGCTGGAAAAACACACATGGCGAGATTCGCAAACGCATACACACGAGCTATCAATCGGTTTTCCGGTGGGTTGATGGGCTGGCTGTTCGGTGAAGATTACGAGCCAGACACAGGCATGACGGGCAATCGTGCCTTGACCTATGCACCCGTATGGAATTGCGTGTCGAGAATCACCGGTGCGTTTTCAATCATGCCGTTGAATATCCACCGTGAGCAGGGACGCAGCAAAAGTATCCAGACTCGCCACAGCAGTTACGACCTGTTTCGTTGGCGGCCTAATGTTTACCAGACTCCTGCAGTGTTTAAGCAACAGATGCTTTGTCATGCTCTTTTGTGGGGCAACGCTCGGGCGTTCATCCATCGGAACGAAAATAGTGGTAAGCCGGCTGAGTTGATTCCGCTGTTGCCGGATTCCACTTCGTCGATGATTATCAAGGGCGAAAAGTGGCATGCTACGATAGTTGATCAAGAGGCAAGGTTGCGTCTGTTTCGGGGTGAGGGTCTTGGTTATGAGGACGTTATCTGGTTGCCGGATGAAGACGTTTGGCATATCCCTGGTCTTGGCTTCGACGGCATCGAAGGTAAGAGCCTGATCAACCTTGCGAAGCAATCGTGGGGCATTGGTTTGGGATCGGAAAAGCATATCAACAAACAGCAGAAGAAGGGTTACGCCGGCGGCTTGATGCTGGAAGCTCCAACGGGTGCTTTGCGGTCCCAAAAAGACGCCGAAGAGTTTCTGGAGAATTTCAAATCGAAGCACGAAGGAGCCGACAACGCTGGAACGATCGGACTATTACGTGAAGGCATCAAAGCCAATGTAATGGCCATGAATAACTCCGACGCTCAGTTTATTGAGCAGCGAAAATTCCAGCGTGAGGACGCGGCGTTGTTCTTTGTGATGCAATCCATTCTCGGCGACAGTTCTGGTAATTCGTACGCGTCGCTGGAACAAAAGAATCTTGCCTATCGCATGGAGTGTCTCGCACCGTGGTCAACGAAGATCGAGGAAGAGTCGGACATGAAACTCTTAACACCTTCCGAGAGACAACGCGGCTACTACCACAAGTTCAACGACGGTGCTCTGTTGCGAACTGAGAAGAGTCAGACAATGGCATTTATCAGTCAAGGCATTGCAGCCAGGGTACTGAATCCAAACGAAGGCCGGTCGTTGCTCGACATGAACCCTTACGATGGCGGCGACGAATACGAAAACCCCAATACGATTTCTCCGGGATCGCAGCAGGACAATCAGGAAGAACCAACAACCGACACAGCCGAGCAGAACGCGGCGATTAAATCACGCATCGACCATCTGATTTCCGTTGAGTCAAAAAAGGTTGCAGAGTCAGCCGCGCGGGCATCTGCACAAGGGCTGAATTTCGTTGAGTGGGTCGACCGATTTTACGCCGACAATTGGCAGCCAAAACTGATGCAGGTATTCGACGAACTCGGGCTGGAAGACACTCGGGCGATCGATTGGTGTCGCGAATCGAAAGACCGATTGCTATCTTGCTGCGACTACTCGACAATGGAAACACTGGCCGAAAACGTCGAACAGTGTGTATTTTCTTGGAAAATTCGAGAATATTAAAGGACGAATGACCATGTTTTCATACGACGCAAAAAAAGCAGAGATCCGTATTTATGGCGTGATCGGTGACCCTGAATGGGGCATGATCGGAGCCTCGGAAGTCGTCGACGCTCTCGCAAAAATGGAGGGCAAGCGGGTGGCAGCTCACATCAATTCGCCCGGCGGTGATGTTGATGAGGGTATCACGATGTTCAACGCTCTGAAAAAGCATCCCGGCGGCGTCGATACGATCGTTGACGGTTTGGCCGCTTCAATGGGCAGCTATTTGATGCTTGCCGGTAAGAAACGCAAGGTATCTGAAAACGCTTTGGTGATGATCCATAACCCGATGACGATGGCCTGGGGAAATTCGATCGAGCTGCGAAAAACGGCCGATACCTTGGACAAATATCTGGCCCGCATGCTGCCGGTGTACAGCAAGCGAACCGGAAAAGATGTTGAAGACCTGAGGGTGTTACTTGACGCGGAAACGTGGTACGTTGGGCAGGAGATTCTCGACAACGGTTTCGCTGATGAGATTGACGACAGCGACGGTGCGGATTTTGTCATGACGGGCATTAAGAAAATTGCGGCTAAGTCAATTGAGGCCGGCAATGCTCCGACAGCGTTGTTCGAAAAGCGTACAAAGGCTATCAGTCAGTCAATTGATCCGCGCCCGAAACTGACGGCTGCGAAGGTGGCGTTGATGCAGTTGCAGGCCGAAGAGATTTAGTTTTACGAAGGGGTGAGCAATGACTGAAAATCCGTATCCGCTGGAATTCGTTCCGCAGTGTCCGCATCTGAACTGGCTATGCGAGCATCTGGACGGCTGGCAGTTTGGCGAGCAGGGTTTGATTCCAGCGATTGTAGACGCAATTGCAGTTGACGGGCGATACATTGAGTATGGCGCAGGTGATGGGGTATCGCTTCCGCTGACGATTGAAGCGTTGTATGCCCGTCAGCCATGTTTAACCGTGCTAGTCGAGATTGATGATGCACGTCGGGAGCTGTTAAAAATACGTTACCCAAAAGCGGAAATCTGCAAGTCGATAGAATGGTCAAAGTCGTCACTGTCATTGGCTACTGTGGCCGTTGTAGTCATCGACATCGACGGTCAGGACTCCGTCGTCATGCGGCAAATGCTGGAGGCTGGCATACGTCCTGCTGTACTTGTGGTGGAACACA